CTGCACCAATTACATTCGCATTGTAGTTCTCTCTTTTGGTGCTCATTGCATCAACCGATTTCTTAAAGAAATACATATCTTGCAACACTCCGTTTTTGTTTACAAATGTAACCTTGTATGTTTCATATTTACAATCTGCAACTTGCTTAACTTTTAAACTTCTTGTTTTATTGTCATCCGTTACACTTACCTTACTAACTTGGTAAACTTCTTTAACACTTACATTATCTATTGCGCCAACAAATCCAGGTGTTGAAAAGAATGCAACCTTATTCTCAAGTGTTGCACTTTGCGTGTATTGTACGCTATAATCTCCAACCTCTGAAATATTACTAATAATAGCAATACCACTATCTCCATCGAAAACCGAAAAACTACCCGATATTGATTCTGTTATTGTAAAATTTAAAATGTAATTTGTGCCTGTGATTGGTGTAAATGTTGTTGGAAATCTTCCACCTATTGCACCACCAAAATATAACTGCCCATCTTCAATTATATCTCCAGGTCTTAAAGTCCAATCACTCGAGTCATCAAACCCTAAATTTGTAATAAGTTCTGGAAACAAAGAAACATATTTTATTTGTTCATCACTCAACAAACTACTTGTAAAAGTATGCGTTTTAACAACTGTACCCAAAGCATCTAATAAGTTTACTGTTGGGTTGTTTTCGGTATAAATAGCTACGTTACTATCTCCAAAGTTTGGCAAAAATATATCCGCATCACTAACTAATAAAGATTGATTATCTAAAGTAAAGTTACTGCCCTCTTCAAAATAACCATAACTATCTAACGCTAAATTTGTTTCCGTAATTGTACTACCAACTTGCACCCCTGCTGAATTATACGCTCTTATATTTGTTTGCACCCACTTACAACTATCGTTTGATTCTGCAGAAATATCATAATTTCCATTAAAATTTACATCTAAATAATCTCTTATAAGTTCCGAAATTTCAAAACTTACTTTTGTGTTAGTGCCTATTTTATTTTTACGTAAATTATAGATAATTGGTGCAGTCGCTGTTTTATTTCCGTTGTATATTTTTATTTCTAATTCTGCATAAGATATACTTGCATCGGTTATAGATATGTAGTAAGGACTTCTAACGTTAATTATTGCCATTGTTATTTATTGTTTATACTATTCTTCATTAATTGCTCAACATCTAATTTAAACGCTTTTATCAAGTCCTCATCTATATTTTTAAATGCTTTTTCAAAAGGCTTGGTAAAAAATAAACTTGGTTTCATTCCTTTGTTATAAATGCTGCGTGTAATTAAAAATGCAGTTGATTCATAAGACATAAACCTACCCGTTTTTTTATCCCTAAATTGAAAACCTCGTCTACGTACCCATTTATCAATTCCCTTTGTTAAACCTCCTTTTTTACCCGTTCCCGTTCCAAACCTAAAAGGACTATTTGGCGCTTTTGCACTTGATGTTTTCCCGCGAACTCCCTTATCTTGAAACACTCCATAATCCTCCATCAAGAAAGATAATTGGAAACTATTTTTACTTACCTTTACATTGCCTTTTAAACTATCATAAAGCTCCCTTGTTACATTCTTTTTGCCCCTCGTTAAGTTTGCCCTTGACTGCGAAATTACATACTTTGCAAATCTATTTAGTTCCTCCTGTACATTGCTTAACATATACTTATTTCATTCGGAATTATAATATCAAAAGTAACTGCCCAACCTGCAACTTGGTTTTCAAACCTATCGTAAAAAGGCTCAAAATTTGGGTTGCCTTCCAACTGATATAAATTTCTATTTAATTCGCCACCTCTTAATACTTGCATCAACTTATTTAATACTGCTAATTGCGTGTTAAGTATATCTTGCTCGTTGTTGTTACCTATAAAAATATCATATGTTTCATCCTTGGAAACGTTCACAATATCCATCGATAAAACCGATAAATTAAACCTTAAAATATTATCCTCGTTTGCTACATTGTTAACTATTAAATGCGAAATTGGATACATAGATTGCTTTGCCAAATCTATTTTTGTAATATCTCCAAAACTAACGGTATTAACATTTTCATCTGCTAATAATTCATTTTTAATTACTTCGGTGATGGTATAAAATCCTTTCATTAAAATTTGTTTTTAATTCTTTGCGCTTCCAACTCTGCTTTCTCTTTTGTGAATGATAACATTGTAAAACATTGGTGGATATTTAGTTTAGTGATATTTTCAAATCTTGCAACATCCCCTCCAGCGAGACTATAAATTGACTGATACCAACCCCATTTTTCTGAAAAATTTGATTCTGCTGAATAATTTCCTCCGCTTCCTGTGGTTTGGAATAGAGTATCGTATGTTTCGATAACTCCAGTCCTAAATTCAAGAAAAAAAAAAGACTACCTGTAACTGCAGACATCGGCATATCTTGCATTTTGTCGGGATAAGTTGTCACGTAATCTATAATATTGTATTTCTTTTTTCTAATATCTTTAACGGGTCTATAAAGCACGTTCATTGCGATGTGCATACTATCCCAGCTCGATGCGTTATTATCTAAATCTACATACTCTCCTAAACTCATATCGTTTAAGTCGGGTATAAAACCATAAGTAACTCCTTTCATTACGAACTGCTCAACATGTCTTGGTTTGCTATCTAACAAATCGTTTAAAATATCCGTTATAGCTGTAACACTACTCATCTTCAACTTATAACTTTCGCTTAAAGGTATGCCGCAAAATATTTCTATCATTTTTGCGTCTAAAAAATTACTATCCGGGTTCGCTTCTGCAATCTTTAAATACTTTTGATACTGCCCTAAAGTAATTTCGTCAAGTGATGTTGGTACGTTAATTTCTAACTTCATATTTATATAATACTTTTAATTCAATTTTTTATAAAATATTCTATACAATTTTCGTATGCTTTTGAAAGTAAAAAATAATGGTGTGGGTTTTGTGGTTTTCTTATTCTTACCTGCACGTTTTTTTTGTGGTGGATGTAACACTCAACTGTGGCAATCATTTGTTCTATGCTCATTATCTTATATAATATTTCCCGTTGTTTGGATTGCGTAAATGATACTCCACATTATACCTAAAACCATCGATGCTATGGTTAAAAGCATCAACGTATAATTTACTTGTCTTATCAGAATAAGCATAGTTATTTAATTCTTTTGCGATATTGCTACTATTTGGCTCAACTATTATTTGATATTCTAACATTAAAGTAATACCCACCTCAATTAATCCTTTTTTATGTTGTTTTATATTGCAACCTCTATGCTTTAAGTCTGCAACTAACCTTGGGTCTGTTTCCGAAATAATTAATTTCTTACCTACCTTCTCTAAAATTAATGCAGCCAAGTCATCAACCTTTAAGCCGTTACGATAAATATGTTCCTTAACGTAAATCTTCTTTTGCTTTTTATCTATTGCCACCTCCGTAAGTGTATCCGGGTCAACCGAAAAACCAAAGTCCATTCCACATGATGTTTGCAAATTGTTAGGGTTAAATTCTCCAAACTTCCAATTTGTAAATACAACCCCTTCGGCTTTATCCAACCAACCACCTAAAATAACGTGCTTATATTTGTTGATATTATTTTTTTTCATCAACTCAATTTGATTGATGTAACTCTCTGAAAGGTTATCGTAATTGTCAAGGTAACTTGTATGTATGTAAGTTGTATCTTGCTGAACGATGTTACTACCTGCTTCTATTCCTTTGCGTTCAAAAAAACGTTTGTAGATAAAATGCTCTTTTGTGGCCGGGTTAAGAATAAGTACTACCCTATTTTGTAGATTCTTTGCACGAATAGAAAAATCTATTTTATCAAAGATAGTTTCATCTATTAGTTCCTCAGCTTCATCTAATACCCACGTTGTAACTCCGGCTAAAGATTTTAAGTTTGCAGTTTGTGTTCCTGAACTTGTTTTAATTCCTTTAAATAATATTTTAGAACCCGTTTTTAAGTTTACAATTTCATCTTTAGTGATGTTAAAATCTTGTCTTAAATCGGCTGTTTCAATCTTATCTATAAACTCTGGTATTATAGAAATATGTGCGGAGGTTAATGTATAACGTGTGAATAATATAACGTGCCCAACCTCATAAGTAAGCATTAATAAAAAACTATTTACTGAATAAGATTTGCCCGAACCACGTCCACCACTTACAACATAGTACCTGCTTTCACTGCTAAATAAATTCTCATATTTTTTATGTAAATTTAACA